ATCCACTGGCCTTCACATAAAAACCATCCCCAGGAACATAAATAGCACCACCAAAGGTATCATATGTGGATGTAGTAAATCCCGGTTGTTCCACGCCTTCCCATGTCAATCCATCAACTGATACATAAAGCATACTTTCTTTAAAGATTGCATATTTTCCCCAATCCGCCATCCAGATGATATTCTGCGGATTAGCAATGTTATTATTGGCTAAGTCACCAACATGAGAGAGATTCGTTTCAGTAATCTCGGTAGCACTGTCATTCATCACACACAGTTTTACGTCATAGATCCCATTCACATAACGGTACTTCATTACAAACAACTTGTCATTAACAGACCGGATAAACATATAGGATGTTTCATTTAAGTCTTCAGGAATGGTTGTGTTCCATGAACCTGGAGTTGCTGAACTAGCAATGGCAATTGACTTGTCCCCACCTACTATCCCGACAAAGTTTCCTTTGTGAGTAGTCATGTATTTAAAGAATGGAACCGAAGAACCATCAGAACCGACTAAAGTCCAGGCTGTTCGTTCTAATAGAGAATCAAAACTATAGTACAAAGGAGACTTGTAATACCACCAACTAACAACCCCTGAACCTCTATCCATATCATAAGCACCCGTTGTCATCGCATTTTGGGCATTTTGACAGTAACCACTATTGTTCCAAGTAATACCGTCAAAAGAAGAGATGATGTTGGCATATCCGGTTATCTTGGCTATGAATACACCACCACCCGAATAAAGGATTTCAGGTTCACCATAGTTCCACCAAGATACATCTGACAATGTCCATTGACGAGTCGTCTTATTGTAATAGGACATGTACGGTGTTTTTGCATGATAAACAGCAATCTGTGCATTTCCGTTATCATAAACATTTATTTGCTTTTCACTATTATATTGAGTGTAGCCAAAGCTACTATACGTTTTCTTTGTCCAATTCAAGGTGGGAATAGGAAGAACGAGGCCACCCCTGCCACCAAAGGCAGTCCAGATGGCTAATGTATTATTAAAATTTCGATCGTAGCTCACCCTTACCCCACCACCTTATCAATTGCCGTAATTCTTCCACTGCTATCTGTCGTGTAATTATAGCTTGCTGTCTCTCCATCTACATAGGTGACATCAAATTTTGCAGCATCTACCGTTAATGTAGAAACTTCCTTTAATAACAATTCTGAGAAAATGTCTTCTAAAGTAATACTTGTAATCCGTCCACTGGTGTCAGTGGTGTAGCTGTATTGTGCATGATACTGTTGTGTATCGCCCTTTTCTACTTCATAAGTTACGTTAATAAAACTAGTATCTATTGAAAGGCTTTTAACAATCGTATAGGAAACTCCTAAATCATTTACTTGAATCTGAAGGCCATCAACTGAACTACCGACCTGTGTTATAGATGTTTCAACTGAATTCATTGAACTTTTAATTTGATAAAATGTATCAGAAATACTTGGCCGGTAACGTCCCACTTCTACTCGAACGTCATAGCGATAGAAAGGGTTATATTCCAAAGATATAATTCTAGTCTGCACATCAATTCCAAGTGGCCTAAACACAATGTGCACATTATCTCCAACTGATAGGCTTAAGAGTTTAAAGAAGGAAATATGATATGAAGATGCATTTTCCCTTGAATCATGGGAAACCGAAACATCAGTAACGTTTTTGGTGTCCATTACCAACTTGTATTCACTGCTTCCACGATGACTTTTAATGTTAATTTGATAACCATCGTACTCGATTTCTCCACCCAAGATGGCTATGTACTGCATAAGAGCAGACCTTCTTGTCACCTCTTGGTTGATCTTCATGGTACAACTTTCGGTAAACTCTACAATCCCAGCTGAAAAAGGAGTTCCTGATAATAGCTGGGTCAAACCAGCAGCCGGATCTCCTGTAAAATCAAACGTATCAATTTTATAAATATCATCATTTAAGATGTACGATACATGCTCACAAGTTACCGAACAAACCGGTAGACTTCCTTGCAGTGACTTTGTTATTTGTACGATTTCAAAATACTGATCATTTATTTTGGCTAACTGTTTCGTCTTTAAAGCGAGGGCAGATTTGGCAAGCACCGTAAACGATAGTGTAAATTCCCCCTCAATTGTTTCTCGCAAATTGGCGGACATCACTTTTCGAATGGTCTGTATTAACGTGTTTCCTGCAAAAACTTCTATCATGACCCCGCAACTCCTAAATTCCTCACCGTTACAGTATTTTGATTCCACTGTAGCTGAGCTATAATCCGAGTTAAAACTGTTCCATCAATGGTAAGTGGAATCGTAACATCTAATAAAGAGCCATTAGCTCCATTAGCTGAGGCATTGATTTGACTGTTTAAATCCATGTCAAAATCGGTTGGAATAGCTCCTTCCATATCTTTTTCCACACCTCTCATGGCATCGGTGAAACCAACACCAATTCCAGCACCCATGTTTTCACCGATTCCAGCAAATACTTTTGAAGGAGAGTGAATGCCAAGAACACCCTTTACATTGCTCACAATTCCACCAACAAAGTTACTCACTTTATCTCTTATCCACCCAATCATTGAAGAAATTCCATTCCAGAGTCCTCGAACAATATTTACTCCTATTTCACCTATCGAATAGACCGCTTTTCCAAGACCAACTAAAAGTGCAGAAACAATCTGTGGTAATTGAGCCACTAATTGTGGAACAGCTCGAATAAGCCCCGCTGCTAATTGAATAATTAACTTAATCCCCATCTCTACAATCTTAGGTAGGTTCCCTGTAATAAAATTAATGATTGTTGAAATTATGGTTGGAAGGGCTTCTATTAAACTAGGTAATGCATTTAATAACCCGATTGCTAAACCTTCAATAATTTTAAAAGCTGCATCTAATACCATATCGAGATTATCTATGAGTGTTTGAACAATTAAAATCACCGCTTGAACAATCGATGGAATGAGGTTCGGTAACGCTTCACCAATTCCTGTTGCAAGTGTCACGATCATGGTTAAAGCCGCTTCAATTAATGCTGGAAGGTTGGCAATAATTCCGTCTACTAAAGTTAAAACCAGATAAAGTGCACCCTCTGTGATTTGAGGTAGAGCCTCAATTAACCCTTGAAGCAAGGTCGTTACTATCTGCATAGCTGAATCAATAATTGTTGGGAGGTTTTCAATAATTGCCCCTGCAATAGACATCACAATTTGAAGGCCTAAGGTAACCAATTGAGGTAGCTGTTCAGCGATAATTTCTGTGATGCCAGCAACTGTCTCCCCAATAACCTCTGAAATTTTTTCGAAGTCTCCATCAGCCGCATTAATACCATTTGAAAGATTTGAGAATAAATCCGTTATTCCTGAAGACACTTCACCAACTGCTGGTAAAAACACTCCTTGCAAAGAACGTTTCACACCCTCAATACCATCAGTCAAATTGTCGTACTTCACTTCTGTTATTTGGGCTAAAGCATCACCACTTGCCAGTGTACTATCCTTCATGTTGGCGAGAACAGGTAGTACGTTTGCCTCTAAATCTTCAAATTGAGTACCAAACAACTGCACACCAACAGTATTTTTTAGCAGGGGATCCTCAATTTCCTGGAGTCTTTGAACAACACTGTAAAAAGCATCATTAGCAACTTCGCCACCCTGTGCAAACTTACTGGTCATCTCTTCAGCATCTAGGCCTAAAGCAGTGAAAGCTTCCATGCTTGTTTTGCTTCCATCTTTTGCACGAATATTGAACTCTTTAACTGCATCCCCGACCTTATCAATACTAAATGCTCCGCTTTCAGCACCATTTACTAAACTAGCAATAAACTCATCTGCACTTAATCCAAGTGAAGAATATTGCACAGAGTATTCATTAAGCGTATCTAAAAGATCTCCATTTTTATCTGCACCATTTTGGGCACCTGTCGCAATGATGTTATAGGCTTCCTCTGAGGAAATACCGAAGTTTTTCATCAAAGCACTTGCTGCCCTGGCTGACTCCTGCATTTCAAAGCCAAAGGTGTCCCTTAAAGCAAAACCAGACTCGGTGGCTTTTTCTAATTCTTCGCCCATGAGCCCAGTTATCTTTTTAACTTCTGAAATTCCTCCGGCAACATCTTCCAAGTTTTCACCGAAATTATGTTTGTACACGTTTTGAGCAATCTCACCTAGTTCTTCAAGTTCCGCCCCTGTGGCCCCAGTGGAAGCAGAGATCTGATTAACCGCCATATTGTACTCATCACCAAGCTTAATAAGGCTTGCTCCAGTTGCAACAGCAGCTGTTCCAATAGCAGTTACGGCTGCACCTATCGTCACTCCGATTCCCTTTAGTACTCCTCCTACTTTTTCGAAGCGGTTAGCTGCATCTTCTGTTTGCTTTGCTGCATTTTCTACTTCATCAGCAAACTCTCCTACTTCACCTTCTGCATCATTAGCACTATCACCCATTTCATCAATCGATTGATTAGTTTTATCTAATTCCCGCTCCATTTTTATTAAGTCGGACTTGGCGTTATTAAGTTGAATTTGCCAGTTTTGAGTTCGCTTATCGGTTTCCCCAAAGGAGTCTGCAGCATTTTTCAAAGCTTTTTCTAAGGTACCGATTTTGTCTTTCTGTGCATCTACTTTTTTGTTTAACACATCACTTCTAGCGGTTAGTGCCTCCATCGATTGATCCTGTTTATCAAACTGTGAAGTTACTAGATTCATCTCACTGCCTAATACTTTAAAACTTCGATTAATGTCTCTTAATGCATTTTTAAATTGTTTCTCACCTTCAACACCAATCTTGACCCCAAAGTTATCTGTCACGATTCCACCTCCTTCCCTCAAAACATAAAAAGACACCCATACGCTGAGTGCCTTCTTCTATATTCCAATTGGTATTGCATCATCAATAAATACATCTTTCCTTGGTTTTGCTATTCCGTTAAACTGCTTGTGGCACTCCCATAAGTCCATCAAGTATCCTAGAGGCATTAACCACACTTCATCTTCGCTACGGTTTAATAATGCCGTTCCATAATAAATAAGTCGGATAAACAACTCTTCATCGCTTACCCGACTACCACGTTTTTTGATGGTTCACTCTCAATATGTCTTTTGGTACCTTTCATCATGCTAGCCATAATAGCATTCTTATACTCTGCTAATTCAAAAGGAGTGGTCAATAGTTCGATTTCTTCTTCCGTTAACAGCTCTTTCTTTGCATCTCGATTCTTTAAGTTATGAATCAGAATCGATTGATTCGCCAACAAAGTAATTAACCAAACTACCTCATCTAAAGCCAATTCAAAGTCCTTTGTATTCATCAATTTATTCCCGAGATTTTCAAGCCCGCCATACCGCTTCGCAATTCCCTTGGTAGCCTTAGTAGTCAAAATCAACTTATATTCTTGGCCACCGATTTCGATCACAGCACTTCGTTCATCAGCTGCAGGATCTATCTCTAAAGGTTTAGCTTCTATCTTTTCATATCCCATTTGTCATCATCCTCCTCTGCTTAAGATACCGTGACCATCGCCACTGTCGTCGTAACATCAGGTGCACCCGTTGAGCTTAGCGTACAGTAATAGTAGTATGTTCCAGCAAGAAGGTCTGTTGGAATATCAAAGCTAGCAGATGTTTCACCGTTGATAACCGTTCCACCAGTCGTGCTATCCACTGTATTTTCATACCATTGATATGTCACTGGATAGCTAGTATTCGTTTCAGCTACCACTGATAGACTTCCTGAAATACTACCTTCCGTTACATTTGTTAAATCAGCTGGCTGGGTAGTAACCGTGATCGTTGGTGTAATTGGTGTAAAATCTGGCTCGTACACAGTACTAAACCAGTTGGTAATAGTATCTTGTGCAACGCCATTATCACCTTCTGTGACCTCAGCTTTCCAAGGATGTTTGCTTTCCGCATCTAACTTATTTCGTCTAAAAACGGTGCCTTCTATGGTGGGATTACTAAAGGTAATCGAATCGCCTTTTGTTGCAAGACTCGTTGTAGGAATACTAAAAATAACACGATATAGCCAAAAATAGCGGTACTTTCCATTCGACTTTTTCGCACGAAAGCCAATTGCAACTGGGTTCCCTCCATCTTCACTTCTTGATACAACAACATTGTTGCTATCAATCTTTGAACCTGTTAAATCCTGCGCCACGATTGAACCAATATCATCAATCCCAAGGCTTAATGTTCCACTCTTAAATTCCTTTACCACTTCAGATGCGCCATCATCGGCATATAGAATTGCTTCTATTAGCTCAACACTTAATTCAGCTGTCATGGCTTTAGCTAGTATTTTAGGTGTTCCATAGCTTTCAACACCATTTGTATCTTCGGTGATTTGGGCATAATATAATTGGTCAAGTCCTATTGTCGCCAACTAAATCCCCTCCATTTCATATTCTTTCATTATGTCAATTGCGTAATGGTGATATTTTGTATCATTCTCAAAACCGATATATTGTCGATCTGTAATCGTTATTTCTCCTGATAAAATTGCTCTAGTCAGTTGTTCCTTAAGAGCTAAATAATTTTTCTTTGAAAATAAGGATAATCTTACTTCAGCGATAACCGTATGCGCTTGGTTATCCGCATAGAATTCTAATCTATCTGCCATAGGTGTAATGACTACATATTCATCAGGTGGTTTTCCAGAGAACACACCTGTTTCAATCGGGATGCCGATGGGCTCTAGTAAGCTATTTAGTTCATTTAATAAGCTCATAGTTTTCCAATCTCCTTCCCCAACGCTTTCTCCATTGCTTCAATACATGCTTTTCTTGTAGCCGACTTTGTTGGTTTTAACCAAGGTTTAGGCGGTTGACCTGATTTTCCATATTCCAAAACAGCTGCTTTTAAAGCATTTGATACGCCTTTACTATCTTTGGTGGTTGGAACCCCAACACGCAGATTCCAGTTACCCTTATGATCCAAAGTAGGCTTTGTTGTTTCTAAGGATTGGACCAGTTCTCCTGTAGATTCAGAAGGTTCCTTTGTCCCTTCTCCAATCCTAGCAGTTAAATTGCTTTTTGCTTTCTTAATAACAGGATCTGCCCCAGCTTGTAAGACTCTTGGTGCAATATTGTCAAATTGGTTATTGAGCTTAGATAGCTTTTCTAAAAATTCATCCGGCATTTTAAATGTAGCCCTAGCCATCCTATCACCCCTTTGACCCAACAGTTTTCTCAGCCAACACTTCTACATACATCCCTCTTTCCTTCAGGTCTTCAACACTCAATATGTTGTATTTCTCGTTTTGGCAATTAATCTTCATTTCTGTTGTGACCCGAAAGCTTCGAGGTTTTCTAAAACGAAAAAGCGATGTAGCAGATGAAAAACTTGCTCGACTCTTCCATGCTTCGTTCCCATGTCTATCTTCTTTATAAGCACGTAAGGAAGCTATAACAGTATCTTCTTCAGTGGCAAAACCTTCCCCATCTTTCATAATCCTAGTTTCAACAATGTCTATTAGAGTTCTCATTTTCCCAAAACTCATATGACCACATCCCTGTTTAACCGTAGAAGCATATTCACTACATGCCATACTTGCTGACTGGCCTCTACTTTATCTGCAAAAAAGCCACCAGTACTACCATCCCGACTTTCATAAAAGTGAGACGATAGCATGATGACTGCTTGTTCGGTCGTTGGATGCATAGGGTTTTCTTTATAATAACCATCTGGCTTCTTTTGATAGCTTTCTGCATAGGAAATAGCAGCAGTGATGAAGCCAGAAAGCAGAACATCGTCTTCATTATGATTTAAAATAAGGTTCTGTTTTACCTTTGATAGCAATTCCTCCATCACCACTTACCTCCCTATACAGATTTCATTAGCCCCGCTGCTTTCAGCTTTGCTAGTAGAGCATTAAAGTCAGTAACTAGCCCAGCTACATCTGCAGCAGTACTATCTGCTTGAAGTGTAGCTGGGCTTAATGGCGTTCCATCAAAAGCTAACTTACCTTCAGGAGTGATATCTAATTCCCCACCGATGACGGTTCGATCTCCACCTTGTTCGGTATAATTTTTTACATTACTCATGAACTACCACCTACGCTTTCTGTTGAAGTACTTTGATTGCTTCAGGAAGAATTAACTTTCCATCCACCCGCTGTGTTGCCTTAAATCCAACTTGTCCTGTTGCAGCATACAATTCATTTAATCTTTGGAAAGAACGCCCTTGTCGATCAGCTACCCAATAGTACCCGAAGTCACCAAAAGCAATCGACTTAGCACCCGCTGCAACAGTTGGCACATAAGCTGAGGTTTTCACCGGGCGATTTAAAATCGTATCAGGTTGTCCTGCTTGGACTGAAGGCTGCCATAAATATTGACCACTTCCGTCTTTTAACTTACGAAGTAATTTGACTGTTGCATCATTCATGACAAAGACGGCCTTTTTACGGTAAGGCGATTTTAATGAATAAAATAAATCCATAATCTCATCGACTGAAACAGCGGTTGCTGAAGTGGCTGTAACTCCTAGCTCTGCTCCACCCGTTGCATTAAAAATGCCAGTCGGTTTTCCGGTACCATCTCCAACAAAGAAAGCTTCTTCTTCTCTGGCACCAATCCGTCTGGCAAATTCTTTTGAAATATATGATTCAAGATTAAATACACTGTCATTTAAAAGTTCTTCAGAAACTTTAATCATGGTGGCAAGCTTATAAGCCCCAATGGAAACCTGGCCAAAGCTATCATCTGACTCTGGAATCAACCCTTCCTCATCCACCCATGAAGCAGTTCCTTTTGAAGCAACAACAGGAATTTTCCGATCACCTGATGAAGTCGTAATGACCTTGGCTAATGAACGGAAGATATTTTCTTCTTCCAGGGATTGAATAAGTGTTCTTTCAAACTCATCTGGAGCAAGGTAACCACCTTCTGAATCCGTCCCAACCTGAAGAGCATTCTTTACATCATAATTACTTTTGTTTCGCATCACTTTCCAGAACGATTCTCTGTAGTCATCAGTAGCTCGTCCAGTTTTTTGCCCCTCAACACCCGTTGGTTTTGATGTAATTGGCTGGTTAACCGGCTTGGATAGTTCTAGGTCAATGGCCTGTTGTCGTTCCAATCGGTCGATTTCCTTACCAAGATTAACAACTTCTGTTTCCATCTTCTCATAAGTAGAAGTATCTTCAGCGGAAAGGATCCCGTCTTCTCCTCTTTTAGAATCAAGAAATGCTTTCGTCTGCTCCCATACTTTTGCTCGTTTTTCACGTAGTTCTAATACTTTACTCATCCAAATCTCCTCCTTAAAATTTCAAGAGGTCTAGCCTCTTGTCCAATATGGTGATGTCTGTCCCTGCTTTCTTTTGTGGCAGTTTGTGTAAAAAGGAATTTACCACCGCCATCTTGTTGTAAATAATCCCTTCATCCGAAGAGTCTTGCTCACTCTCGTTTTGGAACATGATCTCATCAGCAAAACCCAGCTCTACTGCTTTTCTAGAATTAAACCAACTTTCATCATCCATCATGTGCGAGAGCTTGGTCCTTGAAAGACCTGTCTTCAGTTCATAAGCATTGATAATACTTTCTTTTACCTCACTCAGCATCTGGATCGCCTTTTTCATTTCAGCTGTATCGCCAAATGCAATGGTCATCGGATTATGGATCATCATCATGGATACAGGTGACATATGAACTTCCCCACCTGCCATCGCAATGACTGAGGCAGCACTAGCAGCTATTCCATCAATCTTTACGGTTACATCTCCTTTGTAATCCATAAGCATGTTATAAATTTGACTCGCTGCAAAAACGTCGCCACCTGGTGAATTAATCCAAACGGTGATATTCCCACCATCATTGTTTAGCTCTGACTTAAACTGTTTTGGAGTCACTTCATCACCAAACCATGTTTCTTCGGCAATGACTCCATCAAGATAGAGCGTCCTGCCATCTTCGTTTTTTACCCAATTCCAAAACTTCTTCACGGTTTATCCCTCCTTGTACTTTTCTGTCCAAGCTCCTGCCTTTGACATATCAACGAAGTTTCCGTTAACTAAATATTTATCTCCGCCTTGTTCTTCAGGTATCAGGTTCATCTCTTCTAGCTCTCGGATGTCATTCGCTGACATTACTCCGTTTTGTCGCATGATTTGATAAAACTGTGCTCTTGATCCTGCATCTCCTCGGAGTCTTCCATTCAGATTAAATTTGATAAAGTACTCTTTCTTATCCGTTTCACTTAGCAATGCCTTTTTCATGGACTGCTCGATTCTTGTAACCCAAGGCATGATCGTATTATCTATGAAACTAATAGACTGGTGTTCAATATTACTGAAGGTTGCTTTATCCAAATTGGCTACAAGATGAGGTGGAACACGAAAGATTCTACAAATCTCCTCTGTTTGAAACTTCCTTGTTTCCAAAAACTGTGCTTGTTCAGGTGGAATGCCGATGCTTTGAAATTTCATCCCTTCTTCAAGGACGGCAATACGATGAGCATTGCCACTTCCTTGATAAACTGCATTCCAGCTCTCTCTGATTTTCGCCGGATCCTTGACCACACCTGGATGTTCTAAAACACCACCGGGATTTGCTCCGTTAGCGAAGAACCTGGCCCCATATTCCTCAGTTGCAAGGGCCATTCCAATCGCATTTTTAGCCATAGCAATCGGTGAGTATCCAACAAGACCATCAAAGCCAAGCCCAGGAATATGAAGCACTTCCTCGCCTCGCAGGATGACTGAACCTGTGTCTTTTCGGTATTCATAATAAAGCTCACCAGTTGAAGTTCTATCTACCGTCATTCGGTCAGGAAGCAAAGGGTAAAGAGAAAGCACATTCCCTCTGCCGTCCCGGATAATCTGCGCATACGCATTTCCCCATAATAAAAGATGACTCATCAGTGTTTCTCTAAACACGAACGAAGTCATCTCGGCATTTGGCTCATCATGGAGCTTATAATATAAATTGTTTTCTACTGCTTTTTCTTTTCCATTATCAGTGTATCTGTATAGATGAATTGGGAGACTTGCAATCGTTTCTGCTAGAATTCTCACACAAGCATAAACTGCAGTGGTCTGCATCGCAGTTCTTTCATTGACTGTTTTCCCACTAGTTGTCCCACCAAAGAAAAAGCTGTAGGTGCTACCTAAAAGGCTATTCTTAGGACCGTCTCTTGATTGAAATAGACTTGATAAAATCGGAATTCTTATAGTGTCCACCTCCTAAAAAAGTGCATAAAAAATAGCACCCCAATGTGTGAGATGCTACGAAATTATAGGTATTTAGCTATGAATAGTTCGGCTTTGGCTTAGCGTATAGCCCATTAACGTTTTTTCAATAATATCCGTTTCAAATAACTTTTCAATTCCATTGACAATTTCTTCTTCAGAAAACCTATTTGCCTTATCTTCTGACCAACGCTTAAACTCATCAACAATTTCTTCCTGAGATAATTCCTCTTTCTCTTTCAATAGATAGGTAATGGTCGATAAGCATTCTAATTCATGGTTAGAAGGTAAAGTGTTAACATATTCTGCCGCTTTTTCAATAAAAGGCTCTAGGGATCCTAATTTTAATTCTACTTGACCGCTCACAATTTTATTATAGAGAATTCCATATGCCTCTTCGGTATTCTTTACGCCATGGTATTTCTGAAACTCTTTAATATTCCTGCTGATGATGGCAATCGAATTATCGTATGGACCGTATTTATGTCTATTAAAATTAAAATAATTTTCCTTAGAAAAAACATCCATATAGAAAGCTGTTTTTTGAAGTCGTAACGTATCAAATTTATTAAGGTGATGTTTGATATTCATTAATACAAGTGCTGATAGGCTTAAATTAGGTTCTGCCTTCGGTTGTGCTACATAATTTTTGGATGGTTCGTAAATAAAAATTTGGACCGTCTCATCCACTGCTGTTAGCTTCTCTTCAATCAGTTTCTTTACCTCGCTCCAAACAAGTCCTCCATTCCCACTTCCTAAAGGTGGTATGGCAATCGATTGAATTCCTAACTTTTCAATTAATGGTACGAGCTCATCCAGTCCTTTTTCTACATATTCCATCTTGGACTTTGCTCTCCATTTATTTTTAGTCGGAAAATTCACTATAATCTTACCGTCTTCCTTATAATAGTGAAGCTTTCCAATCTGTAGTTCACCTGTCTTACAGGCCTTGACATAATCTTTATTGTTCTCCGGGAATTTCAATTTAAACTGATAAGCAATTCCTTTTCCCATATACCCTTCGCAGTTGACAGTATTAACAAGCGCTTCAGCTGAAGAACTTAACAAATCACCCGTTGTATAAATAATCACGTTTTCACCTCACTTTCTTTAAATAGATATTCATCATAGCCAGGGGCCTAAATCAACGTATGGTGGCTTCTTCGTAATCCCTTTAGACACTAGCTTATCTTGTACAATTGCTCGCGTCTTTTCATTTTTTACATATATACAATGAAATACACCTGCAGGTACCCTTAAATTTGTCAGGCATTCTGCCATTTTTACACTCTTTGTATAACGGTCTTCTGTACCTGGTGTGTGCATCGTTTCCCAATCGATGGTTTCAAAGCCTTCTTCGTATTCATATAATTGGTATGTCTCTTCGTTATTTAAGGGATGGCGTGGCAGTATTTTAAAATTATTATATTTAGCATTTTCCCTTGAAATGCAAATGTAAATGAATTCTTCATCTGCATATGTGTTTTTTACTGCAACATCAAATGAAGAATAAGGATGAAAATGAAAAGGTATATATTCATCTAGTCCAAGTTTTGTACGCTTAGAAATAATTTCTTGGTCTGCGACATCAAAAAAGCGAACATCATTATCTTCAACTAATTTTCTGGAAACTAAACCGTGTTCCAATATGGAGTCTAAGTTAGACAATCTCGTCAAATGATATAAGAGTTTGCTCGTTTTTATATTCCCTATCGCCATGTTTACATTCCACCTTATTATAATACTGCTAATATAGCAAGCCGTGACTTTTATTCTATTATTATACCATATTGTGGAATGTTCACATCAGCTATTTCTTCGGAAAAACTACAGTATTAAAATTCCACGACCATTATAAACACTCTCTCTATTTTCATTCCTTATTGCTCGATCCAACGCCATAATCAAAGCTACGGCACCATCAATACGTTCTGTACTTTTCTCTTTATCAGGCTTGATATTTCCTGCGGGATCAGTTTTCACAAAGATGTTATCCATCATCCATCTTAAAACCGGATTTCCACCATGAACGATCCTTTTCTCAAGTGTAATTTTCATCAACTCTTTAGATGCTGGCGACATATCCTTGTACCCTTGTCCAAACGGAACAACGGTAAAGCCCATACCTTCAAGGTTCTGAACCATCTGTACAGCACCCCATCTATCAAAAGCAATTTCTTTAATGTTGTACTTTGTTCCTAGTTCTTCTATGAAAGCTTCTATGAATCCATAATGAACGACATTACCCTCTGTTGTTTTGATATATCCTTGTTGTTCCCAAATATCGTATGGAACGTGATCTCTCCTCACCCTTACTTTCAGGTTGTCATCTGGTATCCAGAAGTAGGGCAAAACAATAAACTTTTCATCATCTGTTCTTGGTGGGAAAACCAATACAAAAGCCGTAATATCAGTTGTGCTTGAAAGGTCAAGTCCAGCAAAGCATTCTCTAGCACGAAGACTATCTAAATCAACTGGATCATCGCAAGCATCCCATTTCTCCATTTGCATCCAACGAGTCGATTGCTTCACCCACTGGTTCAATCGAAGCTGCCTGAAGATGTTTTCTTCTGCTGGATTTTCTTTCGCACTGATAAATGCATTTTTAACTTTCTCTATGTCAATGGTATGGTCCAATGATGGATTGGCCTTATACCAGTTCTTTTCATCTGTCCAATCATCGTCATCTTTAATTCCGTATATGACCGGATAAAATGTAGGGTCAATTTTTCTTCCTTCCAGAATATCTACTGCTTTTTGATGGACTTCATAACAGATTGAATTTCGATCTGTACCAGCTGTCGTGATTAAAAAGAACAGCGGCTGAAGCCGGGCATCCCCAGAACCTTTTGTCATTACATCAAATAGCTCGCGGTTTGGTTGAGCATGTAATTCGTCAAAAACAACGGAATGAACATTCAGACCATGTTTTGTATATGCTTCTGCCGAGAGTACCTGATAAAAACTATTTGTAGGTTTATAAACTAACCTTTTCATTGACATGACTGGCTTAAACCTTTTCTTTAAGGCTGGTGATTGTTCTACCATTTCAACCGCAACATCAAATACAATTGATGCTTGTTGTCTATCAGATGCACACCCATAAACCTCGGCTCCCCACTCATTATCCCCACAAGTCATAAGAAGGGCTATTGCGGCTGCAAGTTCACTCTTCCCATTCTTCTTTGGTATTTCAATGTAAGCAGTGTTGTATTGACGATAGCCATTTCCCTTTACAGTGCCGAAAAGATCCCGAATTATTTGGTCCTGCCATGGAAGAAGGTCAAAAGGTACCCCACGCCACTGGCCTTTCGTATGTTTTAAACAGTTGATAAAATTAACAGCGTGTAAAGCTTTTTTCTCGTCATACACCTTAACCACCACCTTTAAAAAGCATAAACTCCATTGGATCATTTGCATCCATGGGTTTATCAGCTGTAATTCGACTTCTCGATAAAGGGGTTAATCCAAACTGCTCACAGAAACGGTTCATAATTTTTAGATAGCTTTGAGCGATGGAAACCTGTGGCACCTGTTGCCAGTATCCTGAAGGAGTTTTTACAATCGTTCCATGCTTGGAGATGAACTCTTCTGCCTCTTTCCACCTTGCATAAGCTTGGCAATATCCCGCAAATGCAGCCATGTCTACTTCTGTCAGAATACCTAGCTGTTCCAGTTGCTTAACCATTCTACGCCACTCCTTCTTGGCTTCAGGTTCTAACCAAGTTGGACATCTCGGTGCCTTCTTTTCAGGTTGGGGCTCTTTCAGATTAAGGTCTCTCTTCCCAGGATTACCTTCTAATTGTTTAATGGCTGTAGGTTTTGGTTTCCTTCCACGTTGAGCCACAGGCGCCACCTCCTTTCCAATTTGGCATAAGAAAAGAGCCTACCTTCTGATAGACTCCGATTGATTCATTTCTTTTAGTTCTTCCAAAATTCCATCTTGAATTCGCCATCAAATGCTAACCATCGAACTTCTCCATCTTCAAGTTGTAAGACTAGCATGCCCGGTAATAAATGTATTTCATTTTCTTGGTATCCCGCTTCTTTCAATTCTCGCTTTTGCTGAAGTAACAGTTCCATTCCCCTCACCGCATCAACGTTTCCTTGTAACATCTGAACCCTATCTCTAATCATAGAAACAACCTCCCTGTGTTTTTGTATGTCTATACATCACTCTAAACACAGGGATTATCAAGTTAATTGTCGCCCTTAATTCCTTTATAATTGAAATTGCCCTTCTTGATTTCCTCATGGTCAGCTTTTACCGCTTCACCATAGTCATTTCGCTTGGATTCCTTATCCTTACAGCTTAAGCAAATGCAATCGGTATTGTACATGGACATGATCCGTCCGCCTTGCAAACTACCGCCACAGCGGTCACAGTGCCTTTGTGTGAAGAATTTATTCATTCGGTTCAATCACCTTTCTAAAGGCTCCGCTTCCTTCAAGATTTTGCAAGAGTGCTTTTCTCGTGGTTTTGTATTCAGGTCCATTCATTCCGAGTCTTATCAGCCAAGTCCTAAAGGCATATTTCGGATTGTCATCCTGAGCTCGTTTGAAAGTTGCTCGCTTTTGCTTTTTGGCATTTTGGTTGATGAATGCGGCGAGGTCTTGAAAGGCTGCAATTTTCTCTGAATTCAAGTTTTGCGCTGCTAGTTTGATAGTGAAGGTTTCATTTTCAAAATTGAAAGCTAAACCTGGGATCCTCTGAACTCCAAGTTCATCAAGTGTCTTCTTAAACTCCTCAAAGGTACTCGATTCTTTTTCACCCAAAGCCTCTGGTAAGGTTTCATCCATCAGCGGCTCGTTTGTTTCAAACGCCATCATGATCAGGTGCTGTTTGCTATAAAGCATGTTTACTAGATTTCTTAATGTGTTTCCGTTGTGACCCTCAAGCGGGATCGTTACCTCAATCCCATCCAAATCAAGAACCGCTGGCTGTTCCTCACCTGTTTCTTCTTCAGGCTCTGGCGGATTTGTTATCTCTTCAAAGGTTTTCACTTCTCCGGCTGAGTTTGTAATCGCGCCCTGCCTGTCAATGGTGTAAATTTCATCCTCGGTTATAATTTCGTAGGCAAAGGTTGGAACGTTTAGATACTTGGGTTTCACTCCTAAAAATTCTCCTAGTTTTTTGACCATTTCTTTTCGATCCATTTTCACTACCTCCTGTGTTTTGGTGTAGTACATATATCACTCTAAACACAAGTAATAGCAAGTCATTCCTGAACAAAATGAGTATATTTATAGACCAATAGAAAAAGGCCCGTCAAGGCCCCCTCTAGTTATTTTCAATTGCTGTATATCTTGGATAACTAAATCCTTCGCTGTTTACCAATACTGATTCACCTGTTTCTTTATTGATGACTCTAATACATCGAGCCTCTCTATTCGTATTCACTCCGCCATCTCCTCGTGTGATCCAAGGCTGGTCATTAAAGAAGTCTCTTGCAAAGTTATGAAAATCCTTATCTTCTAACTCCACTTCTTTTGTAACGGTGTATGTTTGACCTCGTTGTCCTTGCTTAATGGCTGATTCAGTGATTTCCTTAAGTTCCGCTAGATTACTAACTTTCCTTCCAAACAGTGCTTTTTGACTCATTCCCAT